TTACCCTTCAGCTTATGCAAACGCTTATGCTTCTAAAATATGTGCAGGTAAAATCAAAGATCCATCTGGTGTAAAAAGAAAAGATTTCAAAGGACCTAAACCCACTATGAAGGGGGGAATGATGAAGTATGCAACAGGTAATCAAGTTAAGATTAATAAAGTTGTTAAAGGTTTAGAAAAAGCATCGAAGACACATGCAGCGCAAGCTAAAACTTTAAGCACAATAAAAGCAAAAAATGGTGTTTATACAGGATCTTACATGAAAAGTGAGATTGCAGGAGAAAAAGTTTCTAATAAATCTTTAGTAGATTATTACGGAGACATGATTGATGTCTAAAAGAGGAACTTGTTGGGAAGGTTACCAACAAAAAGGAATGAAGAAAAAAGGAAATCGAATGGTTCCTAATTGTGTCCCTGCTGGTATGAAATCAGGTGGGCTAAAAGAATGGTTTAAAGAAAAATGGGTGGATATATCTGCACCTAAAAAAGGAGGAGGATATAAATCATGTGGAAGAAAATCAGCAAGTGGTTCAAAACGAAAATATCCAAAGTGCGTGCCTGCTGCAAAAGCAGCAAGGATGACAGACTCTCAGAGGCGGAGTGCCGTTGCAAGGAAAAGAAGTAAAGCACAAGGTGTTGGTGGTAAACCTACAAATGTAAAAACAATACTAAAAGCCGATGTGGGTGGTGATGTAAATATGTATCCTAAAGGTAAATTTTCTTTAAATTTTTTTCAAACAAAAGGAACTAAAGCCGATAAAGACGATAATTTAATTACCACACTAAGAGATTCTGAGGCTAAGTTTAATCCTGAATTAAGTTATGATAAGATATATAAAAAATCAGAAGTAGGTATTGGCGTTAACAAAAATAGAATAAGAATAGGGTTTAAAAAGGTATTTTAATTATGGCAAGTTCAGGGACAACAGCATTTGATTTAAATATTGATGAAGTCATTGATGAAGCATATGAGAGATGTGGTTTATCCACTCAATCAGGTTATGATTTAAAAAGAGCAAGACGTAATTTAAATTTACTTTTTTCTGAATGGGGAAATAGAGGTGTTCATCTTTGGAAAGTAGCCCTTAATGAAGTTGCTCTTGTAAACGGACAACCTAACTACACTACACCTGCTTCAGTAAGTGATGTTCTTGAAGCTTTTGTTTCAAGCACAAATGCTGCTGGAAATAATGTTAACACACAAGATGTATCTTTAACCAAAATAGATAGATCTGCATATGCAGCTCTTCCTAATAAATATGCTACAGGACAACCTTCTCAATATTATGTAGATAGACAAATTACACCTATCATATATTTATACCAAGCTCCTAATTTAAGTACTTACACAACTTTAAAATATTACTCGATAAACAGAATTGAAGACGCAGGAGCATATGGAAATACTCCTGATACACCATTTAGATTTTTACCTTGTATGGTATCAGGGTTAGCTTATTACATATCTTTTATGAAAGCAGCTGAAAAAACACAAATGTTAAAATTAGCTTATGAAGATGAAATGAAAAGAGCTTTAGATGAAGATGGTTCAAGAACATCTTTATACATTGCTCCACAAACTTATTTTGGAGATGGAGTATAATGGGAGTATTTGCAAAAGGTAAAAGATCATTAGCAATATCAGATAGATCTGGTATGGCATTTCCATATACTGAAATGGTTAGAGAATGGAATGGCTCACTAGTTCATACATCAGAGTTTGAGCCTAAGCATCCTCAGATTAGAAGAAAAAGAGTTGTAGCTGATGCTATTGCATTACAAAATTCTAGAGCGCAAGATTTTCAACAACCTGAAGTACCTTTTTCAAATGATACTACAATTGCTGGATCGGGTGGCCAAGGACAAGCAGTCGCTAATCTTACATTACCTGGTCAGTTTGCTTTTCAAGTATTTTACGCAATAGAACACGATGGTTCAGAAGGAAATACAATGCAACCAAGAGATCCTTCTTTACAAAACAGAAGAAGACAAGCTCAAACTACAGTTGGACAGGTAACAATAGGATTATAATGGCTATTACATATTCAGATTTTTTAACACAAGTAAGAAACTACACAGAAGTAGATAGCAATGTATTAACAGATTCTATATTAGATCAATTTATAAGAAATACAGAATTAGATATTGCAGGAGCTGTGGATTATGATGACCTTAGAAAATATTCTACTTCAAATGTAACAACAGGTAATCGATATGTTGTCATGCCAGCTGATTTACTTATTTTAAGATCAGTGCAAATTATTAATTCTGATGTAAGAGATTTCCTTGAAAAAAGAGAGACTAGTTTTATTTCAGAATATGCTCCAAATGATACTGTGACGGGACAGCCTAAATATTACGCTAATTGGGATGAAACTAATATTTTGTTAGCTCCTACTCCAGATAACACATACACAATACAGATAAATTTTATAAAAGATCCTCCTCATTTTGACAGTTCTACAAACACGTTCCTGTCTCAACACCAGGAGGCTTTATTATTATACGGAGTGCTAAAAGAAGCGTACAGCTATCTTAAAGGGCCTGATGACCTATACAAACTGTATTCTGACAGGTATAATCAAAGCATACAAGCTTTTGCTCTACAACAAATGGGCAGACGAAGAAGAGGAGAATACGACAGTGGAGTGCCTCGAATCAAAGTACCTTCACCGTCACCATAAAATTAATTAAGGAGAAAACATGGCAATAACAACTAACGCAATCTGTAATTCTTTCAAAAAAGAATTATTAGAAGCAACTCACAATTTTAGTAACCCAGGTGGTAATACATTTAAACTATCAATGTACACTAACTCGGCTACTTTAGGAAAATCGACAACATCTTTTACAACTGGCAACGAAGTATCATCACCATCTGGTGGTTATTCTTCAGGTGGTAAAGCACTTGTAAACACAGGAACATCTTTAGCTACAAACACAGCTATCACAGATTTTTCTGATTTATCATTTGTTGGTGTAACAATCACAGCAAGAGGTGCTTTGATTTATAATGACACTAATGCCGATAAAGCCGTAGCGGTACTAGATTTTGGCGGTGACAAAACTGCATCTGCAGGAACTTTCACTATTCAGTTCCCAGCATTTACAACGAGCGCAGCTATATTGAGAATCGCATAATTTAAAAGGAGGTGCCTGCTATGGCGAACATTACTAATTTGTTTTTCATAGCGGGTCTTCCGTTCGACCCAGGAGCTATCTATGGCTAATAATAACTGGGGTCAAGGTTCTTGGGGAATAAATGATTGGGGCGATCAAGCAGATACTGTTTTTACAGTAACTGGTTTAAGCGCAACACTTTCACAAGGAGTAACGTTAGAACCTTCTGCAGAAATCAATGAAGGTTGGGGAAGATTAACCTGGAGTGAAAATGCTTGGGGAATAGCAGGAGATATTTTTGCTGAGGGTCAATCAATGACTGTTAGCATCGGATCTGTTACTGCTAATTTTGGTTCTTCAGTAATTCCAACTGGTCAATCTTTATCAGCTGTTCAAGGAACAAACACTACAATAGAAATTGCAACTGAGTTTGAACTTACTGGAGTGGCTGGAACTTTATCAATTGGCTCAACTACTGAGATTGTAGGAGATGCGAATGTTTCAGTCACAGGCATAAGTACAAATACTAATGTTGGTTCAACAACAATTGATCCAGACTTTTTAATTGGTGAAGGTTGGGGTAGAGGAACTTGGGGCAATAGAGTATGGGGTGGTGCTTACACTGTAATAGCACAAGGCCAATCTTTAACTACAGCTCAAGGCACAGCGGTAGCTAAAACTGATGTGGATGTTTCAGTTACAGGTTTAGATTTATTAACTATTACACAAGGTTTAAATTCAATACAAATTGATAACGATGTATTTGTATTTGCATCTGAAGATCAATTAGATTTAAGTTTAGGAAATCAGTCATTAGAACAATCAACAAATGAAAGCGTTTCAGGACAAGCACTTTCAGGTTCATTAGGAACAGTAGTCCCTGAAAATAAAACACCTGTAGATGTTACAGGAATATCTGCCTCATTAACCCTAGGTTCAATAACACTAATTCAAACAACTGTTGAATCAGTGACTGGCCAATCAGCAACTTTAACTGTAGGCCAAGTATCTCAAGAAACGGCTTATCCTGTAACTACTGCAGGGTTATTAAATACATCAGCTGGATCAGTAACTGTTATTGGTACAGCAAGTATAAACGTATCAGGTATAGGGTTGACTGGCAGTATAGGTTCAGTTAATATTACGGCATGGAGCGAGATCAATCCTGGTGTAAATAATGTTTGGACTACAGTTGATCGAGCAGCATAATTTTGTTAATA